GCTATTCGTCCCCGATGCTGACAGAGTAGCCAGACCTATGCAACCACAGGCCAACCCGCCACTTTAGAAGATGGACAATCAGGCCTATATACACAATATCGTCCTGTGTTATCGTAACGCCTAAAGATGTTTTCCCAGTGACGCCGTTGTCAAATGAAGCCCCAAAATACTTTAAAAATGTTCCCTTCATATTTTACCCCTTTGTTAGCCTCCAATCTACCAGACTAAACTGAATAATCAACCTAATTGTAAACTTTACGCATCGTGTAATTAATACAAATCTGTTGAAAAGCTGAATATCGTGGAGTAAATTAGAGTCACATTAATACTAACTATTGATGTGTGTTTTGTGTTCGCCCTGGGAGTGTGTCCTGGGGCTTTCAAATAAGGGGAATAAGAATGAGCTACAGAAAATTAAATGAACAGATTTGCGAAGAAATAGAGAGCAAGCTACAGGACGAGCTAAACTGTGGGGCCATACAGGAAGATTTTATCCACTTGGTCATGGAAGTCATGGGCAGTATTCAGTTCGATGAGATAGCTCACGATTCAGAATACGTTAAGGAGCTTATAGCTGACAGTGTTACGGACTTGGAAGATGAGCTTAACGGCAAGATTGAAGATTTAGAAGAAGAGCTTGAGAAAATGATCGCTCAAAGCAATAAATAAATTAAGGGGAATAATGAGCAAACTAAATTGGGATAAAGTAAAGTGGTTTTATCGGCAGGGTTATAGGGTATACGTCGGTAGAGGTTCGCTTATATGGGGGAGAAAGGGGAGGAGCTTAATCCTTATTGGAGAATTTGAGTACTTCCACAACAGGTGGATTGAAAGGCTATGAGATTCTACATTGCCTTAGCTGTATTCTTTGCCTGCCACGCTCTGAGCACTCTATATGCGTCTGAGATGGCCAGAATAAGAGGGCTAGGAAGTGTTTCTTACTGGAAGTATGCCGCTAGCGATCCGTACTACTATGTTATTTATAAGACGAAGTGGGCTATGGCTTGCTATTTGAACGGTGAAATACTGATAGATTGCGAGGAACTATGAGAAGATTTTACTTGTTTGCCACGACTACGTGCATGGCTTCTACTGTCATTTTGGCAGGAATGATAGCTCTTGACGCCAGCAGTTCGGCAAAAATCATACTTGTGGCGCTAAATGCCGCGGGGTATCTTTATTTCGGGAAAAAGTACAATGAGCTATAAAACACAAGGACGCTGCATTATCTGCAACAAGCAAGGCGCGGACCTCCACCACATTTACAGCCGTAAAGCTCACCCTGACAAGAAAGAAGAGGCTTATAATCTGTGCCCCTTGTGTCGATCTTGCCATCAGTCTATTCATTCGATTGGCCGCTCAACTTTCGCCAAAAAGCACGTTTCCTTCTACCTTTGGCTGTGTCGCAACGGATGGAAGCTATGCAATTTGTCGGGCAAGTGGTATCATGATTAAGCAGAGTAAGGCGCGGAAATAGGAGCTAAGGCTTCCCGCGGTTCTGCATTATAGAAGGCACCCTACCTACATTCAGTTATCTTACCATGACCGAGTAGGCGGGGCTTCTTTTAACTTCTTACATCGATTGACGCTCTGCTATTATCTGCTACCATTTATGTATGAGCACTCTGTCTAATTGGCTATTAACTGATGGATACACTATCGAAAACCCCGCCGATATTTATTATCAGAAGAATTTCACGCTCGAAATAAAGCCTACCTCGGAGCCCAAAGCTCCATTACATACTGAGACACTATCCCTTGAAATTAAGTTAGATCCCAACGCTGTTAGAATTAACTGCGAATCACTGCCCGATCGTATTCTCGACGGGCTCATCGAAACAATGCGCTCGATAGGCTGGACTAATGCCGCAATGTCGAGAGCTTTAAATATATCAGCAAGAACTATCTACACTAGAATACAGAAAATTGACGCTAAGAAAGTATTAGAATAGTATTAATCTAACTGTAAACTTTTCAACAGGTAAAACATGGCATTAATTAATAAAATCCCCGCTATTTTAAAGTATATCGAGAAGCATCAAAAGAAGCTTGATGATAACCAAATTATATTCAATATCCTAGAGGGTGACGTTTTAACTCAGGTTTATAACGCAATCGACCAGCAATTGTCAGGGTCATCGGCTCAAGTTTCTAAGCAGAGAGCGGTTCCTATTAATATCCTGAGGAAAGTAGTTGATAAACAAACCTCAATTTATGCAGAGAGCCCAGAGAGAACTACAGATCTACCAAAAGACCTTGAGCTAATGGAGAGCTACGAGCAATCTCTCGATATTAACGACCAATTCAACACTGTAAACGAGTCTTTTAACGCATATAAGTACGGCGTAGAAGAGATTTACTACGAAGAATCGACCAAAGAGGTCAAGACTAGGACAGTAGCAACAAATCTATTCCTCCCATACGGTGACGATCTAAATAATCCCCTTAAAGTAACTGAGATGATTAAAATCATGGGATCGTATCGTAAAACAGTAGGCGCAGCAGTTAAAAACGCGGCTATTTACCACATTTATTCGGACGATGAGTTCATTATCATCGATGAGGACGGGTCAGTTTTATACGACCAGATGGCAGAATATGGCATCGATGACGGTGTCAATCCTTATGGGGTGATCCCTTTTAGCTACGTATCGCGCTCTAAGTACTTATTGGTTCCGTTGACTGATACAGACCAAATTGCAATGTCGATTTTGGTTCCGTTGCTTATGACCGAGCTGAATTATGGAATGACCTTCCTATGCAACCCTATCATTTATGGGGTCGATGTAGACGTAAAGAATCTACAGGTCGCGCCAAATACCTTCTGGTCTGTTTCAAGTGATGGGTCAAGCGAAAACAAGGGCGAGCTTAAAGTCCTACAGCCGAATATGAATATACCAAACCAGTCTAACTGGATTATGGAGCAAACCGCTGTTTGGCTCGAGACTAAGAATATCAAGGCAAATCACCTTGTTAATGTTAATGGGAGCGAGTCTATTTCAAGTGGTATCGCTCTTATTATTAGAGAAATGGACACAACAGAAGATAAGAGAAAGCAAACTAAATACTTTCAGACTTTCGAGTCTGATTTCTGGCGTAGACTGGCAAAGATTCACAACTACCTAGCTGCATCATCTATGCTGAAAGACAACACTAAGTTTTCAGATGATTTTGACGTAAGGGTATCGTTCAATGTTAATCAGGTTATCGAGACAACAGAAGCGGTATGGACTAGAGTAAACGCGGCTTACGCTGCTGGTACTATCTCAAAAGAAAGAGCCTTGATGGAGCTTTACCCAGAGTGGTCAGAGGAGCAGCTGGAAGAGGAGTTGGCGAGGAATACAATCACATTACCTACTGTTAGCGAGGAATAATGGCGAAGTATGCCTATAAGATCCTATTAAAAGACCTTTTAGAGGATGGCGAGAAGATTAAGCCATCTGACAAGGCAAAGGTTACTAAGCTCATAGGCGCAAGAGCTATCGAGCTAATGAAAAAGGATATGGACAGGTACAGGTCGCCTGTTACTGGTACGCCGTTTAAGGCCCTCAAGGATAAAGACTACCAAAAGATTAAAGGCACAACTAAATCTAACTTAAAGCTATCTGGCTCACTACAGGAAGGCATAGAACATAGTTCTACTACTCAGAGTGCAACAATCTCTATAAATGAAGATAACAGCTTGAAAGCCGAGAACCATTTAAAGACTTATCAGAGCGGTAACGAAATAGCTAAAGCGGCAGAGTCAAAGACAGGCGTTAGGCAAAGGAAGTTTTTCCCTACTGGAAACGAGAAGCTTAGAAAGGGGATTATGAAAGAGCTTAGAGCGATAGTTGAGGGGTTTGTGGACAATGGCGACGATTAAGCCAAACGAGCTTTCAAAGTACCTGAAAAATAGAGTCAATGACGCTAATAAAAAGACGTTTAAGAAGTGGCAGACTAGGGCAAAGAAAGAAATTAAAGTTGAAATGCTCGAATATATAAGCAAAGGCAAGTCGCCAGTAGAGGGCGAGGGGAATTATGAGAAGTATTCCGACTCATATAAGAAGCAGATTAGAAAAAGCCTATCTAAGAAGTATGGCAAAAAAATAAGGCCCGTAAATTTAAAGCTCACTGGGGCAATGTTGAAAAGCTTAAAAAGTCGTGCAACAATTAAGGGAATTAGCGTGTGGTTTAGCTCAAAGATAGCCAAATATCACAACGGAGATGGGAGAGTGCGCAGGGCATTACTTCCAAGGGATAACGAGAGATTTAATCGGCCTATCAGAAATAAGTTAGCCGATATTTATATCAAACTATTCAAACTTTAAGGAGTTTAAAAAATGAGTGGAGCAACAACTGACGGTAGTACCGTTGACAGTAACGCTAGTGGCGAAGCTGGGGCAGCTAAAGACTCTGTGTCTTATGATTCTTATTCAAAATTACTCAACCAGCGTAAAGCCGACAAGCTCAAAGCCGAGGCACTAGAAGCAAAGCTCAAGGAATTAGAGCAGGGTATCGCTTCTAAGCAAGAGGAAGAGCTAAAAGAGCAAAACAAGTTCAAAGAGCTTTACGAGAAGAGCGTAAAAGAAAAGGAAGAATTGTCGCAGAAGTTCATGGGCTTGAATGAATCGATTGTCAGAGCCGAGAAGATTCATGCTTTTGAACAAGCAGCAGGTGCGCAACTCAAGCACGAGGCCTTCTATAGTCACATTAACCTAGATGGAATCCAGAGAGATGAGTCGGGCGATATTGACATTGATAGCCTGAATACCGTTGTAGGTGAATTTAAAAACACTTTCGGCGAATCTTTATTTAATATTAATACTGCCAAGACTCTACCTAGTGGATCGCCTAAGGGAGTAGCAACTAAAGGACTAGATGACCTAACTGCTGCTGAAATCAAAGCGAAACTCTTAGAGCTTGGCCAATAAAGCGAGGAAATTATGGCCGCTAACAATCTTACAAACACAAAAGCAGAGCTAATCAGCTCACTAGTGCAAAAAGAGCTTTTAAACTCTGCACTTCTTACTAACTTTATGACTGACCTCTCTTCTATGGCGATGAAAGGGTACAGCTCAATCTCTATCCCTAAGCTTACTGGTTTTACAGTAGGTGACAGAGCTTTTGGTGCTGAAGGTGCTGACAATGCTGCTCTAGTTGACAGCAAAGACACAATCAACCTCGATCAAAACAAGATCGTAAAGTGGAACTATGACTCACACGATGCAATGCAATCAAGCATCAACTACCAGACAATGGCCGCTGAAAGAGCTGCTTCTGCTCACGGTAGAGCGCTTAACTCTGCAATCGTTACTCTTTGGGACACAATCGCAGGTCTTGACCTAGCTTCTGTTGCCGACATTACTGTTGATAACATTCTTACAATGCGTAAGAATATGCTAGACAACAACGCTGATATGTCTAAGGTTGCTCTTATCGTTGCAACTGACCAAGAGAAAGCTATTCTTAGCCTTCCTGAGTTCTCTGAGTACCAATACAGAGGCGACGGTGCTGCTCCTGTTACAACTGGCGTTATTGGTCGCGTATATGGGATTCCTGTATATGTTAATACAGCTGTTGCTGATGGACAGGCGTTCATGGTTGAAACAACTGGTTCAGCTATTGCTTTCCAATCAACTGCTAAGTATGCAGAGCAAGACAACCTAGACTACGGTACAGGCGGGAAGAAAGCCGTTGTAGATGCTGTTTACGGTCTAGGCGGATTACAAATCGCTGAAGGAACTGCTGCCGCTGGTAAGTCTCCTTTCGTATGTAAGTTAGCTTAATTTTATAGCGGGGGCTTCGGCCCTCGTTTTTTCATTTAAAGGTGTATCATGTCAACAAGCGCGTTCAATAATACTATTCCAACATTTATCAAAGCAAAGACAGCAACAGAGCTGCGCAACATGATGATAAAACTAAACACCGACAACAGCACAAATTACAGCTTCTACAGTATTTATTCAGATGGAAAGCACCATTATGCGTGGTATTGGGTACGCCAAAGCGACCTAGTTAACGCACTTATAAGCCAAGAAAAAGAAGAAAAACCTACAGCAAAAAAGGTTAAATTATAATGAGTGAAACAACTTACGGATTCAATACACCGGAAAAATATAACTATGACACAGCCACAGTAAAAGTAGATGGTGGTAGCGCGTCATTGAACCTGATCCCGTTACCAGGGCAAACATTCAGCGAGGACTATTCCTCAGATACTGGATTCACATACGACAATGCGATGGTTGAGTTCTCTGGAGGAGAGGCTAGGCAAATCGACAATTACGACGGGTCAACTTTCGTTACTGACTTCTCTAATGGTGTGAATGCCAACGCAGGGGAAGGCAACCTAGTAGGCACGCTCTCTGGTGGAGCGGTAATCGCTAACAGCATTTTAGACCTTACGCAGGCAGACTCTGCATTAATGTCATTCAACGCAACTGGAAAGATTAACGCCAATGTCGGATCTATCAGGTTTACATACATACCTGGTTACAACGATAGGCCAAACGGATTCAATGCCAATATTTTAGAGTTTGAGAATACAATGGACAGTAATCTCAACTTTACAGCAATCAGAAACGATGTTCTGGGAAGGTTATCGGTAAACACTAGAGACAACACTGGGGCAAATATTCAGCCCGAGAACACTGTATTCGACACATTCTCATTTGTGTTGGGCCAGAGTTACGATATCGTGTACACATGGGACTTCACAGCAGGCGACCATAGGCTGTTTATTGATGACGTTCAAATAGGCCCTACATTAACCCAGACTGGGACAAGATCAGACAACCTGACAGACGTTGGCTATTTTTCGCTAGGGTGGCAGTTTAAAAATCTAGCTTCATTCGATAAAGTAATGATTTTCCCTACTGCCAAATATTTGACTCCACCATTTGATGCTATTCCTATCGTTCCATATCGGTACGAGGAGAGTTGTATTGTTTCTCCACTTGAAACCGCTGGTGGATCTCCTGATGGTGTTCTTTTGTCAATTGAAGAGTGGACAGTGGTTGGCGACAATTCCCCTAGGTTCACGTTTAATTCATCTGCTGGCACACCATACTGGTATAACCATGTAACGATGGCGTGGGAGCTATCGGATACCACTTATGCACAATCAAATACCCCTGATGATTTAATCGCCCACCTAACAGAGTTCCCTTTTGAGGGAGGAACCACAGAGTTTAAGTATGGGGTTTCTTTTAGCGCTAGTAATACCCTTAGGAGCAGCATTGCGCAGTTGGACGTAGAGTATACTCATCAAGAATATTCAAAGACCCCGCAAGAAATAACAGTTAATAACTGTTGCAGATTTTGGGCGAACGAAATGTTTAGCTTTTTGGCTGATGCGACATTTACAGCTACCGAGGACGTTAAGTTCATTATGCTGCTTAGTGGAACAAAATACTGGTATGACGGTGCTGCATGGGTGCTAAGTAACGGCACAATTGCACAGGCAAATAGCGCGGCTGAAATAGCGGCCAACATAACTACACTGACAGACACTAGAAAGCAGATAGCATTTGAAGCACTCCTATACTCTTCTGATGGAATGGCAACACCTTTATTGAACAGCGTTTTTATGTCATACGACGAAGCTCTAGCGGACCCATCAAGGCTGCCGAGGTTAGTTGATATCAATGGGTACATATATGACAACAATGGACCAATTGAAGGGCTTAAAATAGAAATTAGACCGTATAGAAGCGGCTTTAATAACCCTAACGATAACCTAGGCGGAGGAGTTTTCCACGCTTATGTTAAGAGGGAGCTTGGCACAACATTAGCCGATGGTTTCTTTTCCGGTGGGGCATATCTACAGCCAGATGGAGATTTTTGGGAGTTTAAGGTTGGTACTCAGTGGTATAAGGGGCACTTACCAGACCAGGACGCAGTAGACTTTAACGAGCTAACTCTAACGCTAATGGAGGACTAATGGCACTACCAGCTTCAACAGCAGATAGAGAGAAGGCAAAGTTTGACCGCAATAATAACGTCAAGGTGGCGCTAGGAAATGAGCTAGGGGCAATTGATATCCAGAATCCGCTTCCGTGTGATGGCGATTCTATTTACGCCAAAGACATAGATGAGGATAATTCCGACCTTTTTGGTTTCGATGGCGAGATAACAGACTTTTTTACCAGTTTAACCTCTGTTAGTACGGATAGAGCTAGTGCAAACCCTAAAAGGCTTAAATTCTGGTTCAACAGAACAATTTACAGCTCTGCCGTTGGGTTAGGCTGCAACGATCCAGTAGGCACATTCTCAAATGTTAAGCTTATCTTATTAGGGTCAGGCGAAGCGGTTAGGAGGGAGATAGACCTAAGCGCAGATAACACTAAATATACATCATTGCTGATTCAGTTCGAACCTTCTGCATTTAATGGGTTTATATTAGAGTTCTACACTGCTGATACAGTATGCCTATCTAACATAACAGCAAGAAAAGACGTCAAGGTAGACGCTCAACTTGAGGCGCAGAAGTCAGACGGAACAATGGTTCATATTAAAGCGTCCAACTCTGGAAATTTACAGATTCAAGATGCTGAAAGCGGTCTGGCAATAGCTAAGGGCGACGTGCAGGACACCACATTTATTCATAAATTCGGTGACGCTCCAAACTTCGGTATAGCTGACGGGTTCGTGACGGTGTGGGACGGTGCTAACGGGGCTCTAAATACGCCAGTTGATTACGTTTATTCGGCAACGGCTGACATAGGGGAGGTTTCATCATCTTCTGCTGCTGATACCGGGCTCTTAGAAGTGCAAGGGCTAGATTCTAATTACAGCATTATTACCCAGACAGTAGCGCTAACTGGACAGGCTAAAGTTTCACTTCCTACGCCACTTATCAGAGTGTTTAGAGCTAAAAACGTAGGCTCAACAGATCTAGTCGGGCAGGTTTACGTTTATGTTACTGGATCGGCCATAACTGGTGGGGTTCCTGCTGTAGCGAACAATGTTAGGGCGATAGTAAACAACGGCAATAATCAAACATTAATGGCAGTATTTACAATACCTGCTGGATATACAGGGTATATGCGCGACTGGTACGCAGCCGCATCAGCCGCAAAGCGAGACAGCGTCCACCAAATAGAGCTAGTTGCAAGGCCTTTCGGGCAAGTGTTCCAGATGAAACACAAATCAAGTATTTCAATCACTGGCACCAGCTACATTCAGCACGTTTACAATGAACCAGAAGTATTTACAGAGAAAACAGATATAGAAATACACGCTAACACCGATCAGGCCGATGCTGGTGTGTCTGCTGGATTCGATATAGTATTAGTTAAAAACGAGGTTTAAAATGTTTATAGCACTTTCAAAGATTAGCGGTTCATTAGAAGATATCACAAGATATACGAAGAAATACGGAGAAGGCAGCAAGGAATTAACTGTCGCAAGCGGTGATTGCATTTACCTAGGCACTAGAGTCAAGTTTAACCACGCTTTTATCAAACTGGACACTGTATCAGCTACGCCTATCGATCTTTCGGTAAAACTATGGTCAGGGAGCACATTCTCCGACGCTGCAAGGCTGACTGATGAAACTGACGGGCTAATTAATAGCGGGATTATTGAGTTTTCACCTAGCAGCAAGCAATCATGGGACAACCAGGACAGCGAGCAAATTGCAGAGATCGAGTCAATCAAATACTACAACTTGTATTGGATGAAGCTTGAATTTGCATCTGCTGGGACGTTCACAATTGACTATATCGGGCATAAGTTTAGTAATGATTTTGACCTGTTTATTGAATGGCCACAGCTAAATAATGCTAACTTTCTGGCCTACTTCAACCAACCTGACTATGAAGCTCAAAGCATCAAGGCTGCTGACCTAATCGAAAAAGACCTTATCAAGCAAGGGGTGGCCGAGTCTAACTTGCAGATCCTTGAATGGTCAGACCTCACACTAGCGAGCACATCAAAGGTAGCTGAGATTGTTTACGGCTCTTTCGGCAATGAATACGTGGACAATGTAGCAGCACTCAGAAAAGAGTATTCTGCTCGCATTTCTAGTGCCTATCCGATCGTTGACAACAACAACACTGGGATAAAAGAAACCAATAAATCAATCACGCAAGGGACTCTTTACCGATGAATATTGACAACGTAATCACAGAAATTGAGTCTATCGCGACAAATGGCGGTAAATTGCTACTACCTAACCCGTATGAGCCTGAGCTTAATAGCGATATGTTTATAGATAAAGGCTTTGGGGTAAACGTAGGCGCCGGCAGTTCAGATGAGGGATTCAGCTACAAGCAGCCATTTTACATGGTAAATAGAGAGCTAGGGCTAGTGTTCACGGCTAAGATTATCGGCAATCCGCAATCTAGTGCTATTATTAAGCAGGCCGAGCAATCTATTAGGCAACAAGCTTTTGACCTATTTAAAGAAATCTATAATAATACTACTATAGCGAAGTTTGTGACCTCGCTTAGTTTTAGCTCTGATGAATTAATATTTTTTGGTGGAGATAATGGCTATGAAAATATGGCCTTTACTCTTAACGTAAACTTTCTTATCCGCGAAGCCGTAACAGGCTGCTAGCTCTGACAAGCCAGTATAAGAAATCAGGAGAAAAAACATGGCAATGAAAAACCCAGATCAATTTTTTGGAATCTGTAGAGCGGTGCTCTACGACGTAAATACGAGAGAATTCTTTGGACCACCTATTAGAGTTCTTCAATCATCTTCATTCAGCTCTGACAGAGAGCTTATTGAAAACGCTGGCGGCTGTTCAGCTTTCCCTTATTCTATCGCTGCTGGTAGATCAAGCTCAGAAGGGAGCCTAGCTTTTACAGAGCTATCACCTTGGATGCTCTCTAAGATCGCTGGCGGTACAGTTGTTATTAACGGGGCTGAGTCTGGCGGGAACGTCGAGGCTCTTGCTGATGTTGTCGGGACTTCAATCTCTGATGCGGCTGAAGGCCTAACGGTAGCAGTTGAGGCAGGGCTAGAGTCAGAACTTAAGTTCGGGCAATACAGAGTTATCGCAAAGACAGCTACAACAGTAGACGTTTTTTGTGCAACTAGCTCACTAGACGATACAATGGTTGTTGCGACTGATCTTGACGTAAGTCTAGACGCTTCTGTTGTAGGATTTGGAGTAGAGCTATTGGCTAACGGAACAACTGCTTTAGTAGTTGGCGACGTTGCAGTATTCGATGTTAGACCAATCAACGCGGGATCAAGCATCTCTGTTGTAGGTAGTTCAAGTGCAGTAATTCCTGAGGTTGGAATTCTGCTCTATGCTCCTAATCAAGACGGAAACCTTTTAGAGGTAGACGTTTACAGAGCTAAATTTGCAGGGCTTCCGATGAATATGACCTCTAACGAATATATGGCGTTTGAAGCATCATTCAAGGCATTTTACGATTCTACTAGAGACGGAACATTCTCAACCAAGATTGTAAACGGCGCAAGCTAATTAGATTAACAATGGGGGCTTCGGCCCTCTTTCTTGCAGGTGGCTAATGGAAAAATATTTCTGCAACATAAACGGTGAGGTTTTGGAATTCAGAGGGCTAACGCTGCTCGACGAAATTAGAATCCAAGAACTTATGCCTGACTATATGGACAAATCTTTATCCAATAGCCTCGATATGGCGTCTGTGTGCAAGACTATGGCAATGGTATACGTAGGTGGGGCACTCAATCCAGTGGCGCATGGGGATAGTGTTTTGCAGCCGTGGGAAGTATTGGCAAGCAAAATCACCTCAGAAGAAGATAGCGCAAGGCTAGTTAATACATATTCGGCTGTGTGCCGTGGGTCTAGGCCAGTCGATGACGCCGACGATATAGCTCAAAAAAAAAAGGCAGTGGCGAGAAGGTTGAAGAAAATCTTTTTTGGCTCGTTCCTTTTTTCAGCAGGAATTTTGGTTGGCAGCCTTCTGAAACCTTAGGGTTATCGCTAAAAATGATCGGCAGTATGCTTGACCACCAGGAGCCGCCAAAGGCTCAAAGTGCCGACTTAACAGAGGCGCAAGATGCGGCCATACTAAAGGCAATGGGAGCACATAGAAATGGCTGATACAGTAAACATAAATTTAGACGTTGACACAAAAAAAGCGCAAGCAAATGTTGCGGCTTTTCAAGGCAAAATAGTAAACGCATCCGACTCGGCAAAGTCGCTAAAGATGAGCCTAACAGGGGCTTTCGCTGCCGTCACTGGCGGTAATATAGCGGCGAGAATAATCGGTTCGCTAGCGCAATCTTTCCGAGAGTCGTTCACCGAGGCGATAAAGTTCGAAACGGCGATAAAAGAGATCAACACTCTTCTTCCGCGTACAGCGCAGCTCACTGATAGCCTAGTGCAGGAGCTGACCGACCTATCGGTCCAGTACGGGACAACTCAAACACAACAAGCTAAATCTTATTACCAGGTCGTTTCTGCCGGCATAACAGACACGTCGCAGGCGTTAAAGGTTTTAACAGCGGCCAATACACTTGCCGTTGGTGGTGTTGGTGACGTAGAGACAGCAATCTTAGGTATAACGAAAGTTCTAAACAACTACGGTGGCGCAGCTGGTTCTGCTGCTGATATATCTGACGTTTTGTTTACTGCTGTAAAGAACGGGCAGACCAGAATCGATGAGTTCGCTGGCGAGTTGCCAAAGGTTCTATCTATATCTGAACAGCTTGGCGTTTCATTCGAGGACACGGCAGCCGCACTAACGACTCTCACGAATAGAAGTGAAAACACGTCGGTTGCAGCGACCGAACTTAGGGCGCTACTTGCATCTCTTGTTAAAAACCAAGACGATCTGAGTAAGGTCACTGACGCTAATGGGAAGTCCTTCTCTATCGCGCAGCTAAGAGTAAAGGGGCTGGTAAAGTTCCTTAACGATCTAAAGGTTGCTACTGGTAGCACTGAGGGGTTACAGGCGGCTCTAGGTGGAAGAATCCAGTCTCTAAATGCTGTCTTAAAGCTATCATCTGGTGGGTTCAAATCATTATCGAACAACATAAAGGAATTTAATAATGCATCTGGGGCAGCAGAAACGGCAGCAGCAAGGATTCAGGACTCGTTCGAGAAAAAGGTAGAAAGGGCAACATCAGCGGTAAGCCGGACATTCACCGGTATGCTTAAGATCGTAACGCCTGGGCTGGGGAAGCTTGCCGACGGCGTAGCGAACTTGCTAACTCCAAACCAAAACGAAAACGCTCTTGCCGACGAGTTAAAGAAAATAACTACTGCATACGATGAGGCTAAAAAGAAGGCTGACTCTTTTGCATCGAGCAGGACGCAAGGCGAGGCAGATCCTTTTGTGGTTCAGCTTAGGGCCGAAACGCTTGCACTTGAAGTCCAAAAGAACGCTATAGAGGCACTTGTGGCCTCGGAGAAAAAGCTAAAGGCAGAAAAGGCGAAGCCGACTGTCACTGGGTCAACTGACGAGCAAATAAAAGAGAACCAGGAAAAGCAAAAGCGAGAGCAAGAATTTCTCGAAGCAAAGGCAGCTCTTACGGAAAAGTATGAGGACCAGAGTGCCGAAAAGAGAGTCGAGAGGCTTGAGAAAATAAGAACTCAAGAAATAGAGAATAGAGAAGCCGACATTATCGCAAAAGCAGAAGAGCTTGAGCGTAGCGGCAAGCACGAAGAGGCTTTATTTTTGCTAAAAGACCTTAGACTAAAGAGGGAGGCGAGGCTTCAAAAGCAGTCTCTTGTATTAGAGCAGCGCACGTCTAAAGCAAGGGTAGACATAGCGTCGGCATCAGCTAACCTTATAGCCGCTGTTTCTGCTGATGGGTCAAAGGCTGCGTTTGTTGCTCAAAAGGCCGCTGCTATAGCCCAAGCTGTGGTTGCAACTAACCTCGCTGCTACTCAAGCTCTGGCCACCCCACCAGCGCCAAACTTGCCTTTGGCAACTCTCGCGAAAGTAGCAGGCGGGATAAATATTGCTGCTATCGCCGCGACTGGGATAAAGGGATTCGCTGACGGCGGGATCATTCCAGACGGTGACGATAGAGTAATCGGCGTAAGAAAGCGTGAGATGGTTTTAACCGAACAGGACCAACAGTCATTGCTAGATATGATTAGAGGCGAGGGCGGTGGATCTGGTGGGTCGGCTACCGATGTAAATATTAACTTAAATGCTGGTATTTTTACTGACGCACTAGAGATAGAAGTCGTAAAGAGAGACAGAGAAAACAGAACACCACTGGCGGTAAGATAATGGCACAACAAATAAGATTCTTTGAAATACCTGCGAGCGATTACAGCTTTCCAAACTTCTCGTTTACGATAACTGATACTCTAGCGGATGATAACGGTCAGATAATCGCTGATTTTATGAGAAACAGAAACCTTACTAGCTCTTGGATTACTACTGGGTCGGCTGACTCAAATAATACTGAGGTTTTAGCTGACTTCGGTGACGCTCAAGACCTAACAAGCATTTTCCTAGTTAAGCATAACCTTAAGGATTTTACGCTAGAGTATTTTAACGGTACAGCGTGGATAAACTTTTCAACTATAACAGGTAATGCGCTAGAAACAACTGAGCATAAATTGCCTACTGGCGTTAGCGTTTACAAAGTTCGGCTTACAATCACAGGGACAATGGTTCCAGATGATGACAAGCGAATCACTCAATTTTTAGGCACAAGAGAGATAGGCCAGCTAGAGTCTTACCCTGAGATTACTAGAATGAACCACGCTCAAGGCATAAGAAACAACACCATGCTATCGGGGAAGCACAATATCTCTAATAGTGTTGGGTCCACCTCATTTACCCTAGGAGTGAAGGTCAACGAGAGCCAAGCAGACGTTGATTTGTTTGAAAGCTTCTACTACACATACAGAAGAGGCGTAATGGTTTACCTTAATGGAGGCGACCAGGACCAGTTTAGACTAAAGCTAAGAGGGTATAGGCTAGAGGACTTCTATGTTGTGAAGCCTGCAAAGGATTATCGGGATGACCTCTACAAATCGCTATATCAATCAGGTGTAAAGCAGGCTTTTGAATTTCAAGAGGTGGTGTAATGGCTTTCGGGGCTCAAACTTGGAAAGTAGAAATTGCTCCACAAGTCGCACCGATGATTTATGGAGCTTATATAGACGTATCTAATTACGTAGATATTGGCTCGCTAGGTTCTATTAAGATTCAAACAGAGCAATCAGACTTCTCCGTAGGCGTTGCAAAGACCTCATCTATTACGCTCAACTTAAAAAACGACACTGGATTATTTTCTGACGAGAGAAAGAGCGACACAATATTTACATATAAGAGGGCAGGCTCAAAGGTACGAGTATCATACTATGAGGGGCTAGAGGAGGCTCGCTATGGTTCTGCTATCTACGGTGACTCTACTTATGGCGGGCAGGTTAGCATTTTCACCGGAATCATATCTACCGAGTCGCCAAGAACAGACGTAAAAACAGACTTTTTGAGCCTATCAGTGCTTGGATACGAGTCAATATTTGAAAATACGGCCTTTAGCATATCGGACGTAAATACCACTCAAAGTGTTAGGTTTATATTTGAGAATATTCTAAATAAGCCATCTATTACCTCACTTGCTGTCGTATCAGTTTCTAATTTTACGGTGGGTGTTGATTTTGTACTTGATAACCTCGATGATTTCGAGGACGTTGATACCGTAGACGAGGCGCTTAAGCTGCTTCTAAGAGTGTCTAACTCGATTCTAGTCATACAAGACGACACAATATACATATCAGATAAAGAGCCATCTACAGAGGTGCTATACAGCTTCTACGGGCAGGCTTCGAACCTTGGCATTGAAAACATTCAGGACATAGCAAACGACTCTGACGGTATCCCTAGGACTTATAACCTATGGCGCTGGGACCCTGATACTGTAGAGGAAGGGCAACCGCTACCTAGTCCAGTCCAAAACACAAATTCACTCGACAAATACGGGCTAAGAAAGCAGATCGTAGGCATTAACGGAATCACTGCAACACTTGAGCGTAACTTAATACTAAATTCATATTTAGATGAATACGGTGTGCCAAAACAAGAGCTACAATTGACCACCCCAACGACTTCTGGGACCGTCATTTTGCCGCTATTAGGCAAAGTAGATATCGATTACCCGACTCCGCTTATTCCATTTGGTGGTGGGGACCTTCCAATATGGGGAACTAGCTCGATGGTATGGGGCACTTTTGACTGGTCTTACACTCTTTTTAATTACGAAATACTACAGACTACAAAATTTAAAATTATTGGGATAGAATTTAAGCTATCTAAAGACCTAGTAACCTTTAACCTGAGAGAAATTTAAATGGGAGATAATACACTACAGACCATTGTTCCAGGGGCCTCAAAGCCTAACGATGTGAACCAATATAAAACCGCACTAAGTGGCGACATTCTCCCTAGAAATGCGAACGGAGAGGTTGAGGATGGGGCTGGAAGCTTGGGAAGTTCATCGCGCCCATTTACTAAGCTTTACATAAAAGAGTCTATCAATGTTGATGGCGTTCAAGGTGGGTTTTGCCCTGCTGGGGTAATGCTCCCTTACACAGCTAGCGAAACCGTTGCGCCTCCAGGGTGGATTTTTGCAGACGGGAAAACCATAGGCAACATTGGCTCTGGCGCTGATTACGAGGGCGAAGAGTTTAGGTATCTATTCAACCTTTATCGGCTAGTCTCAAATTACGGAAACGCTGGGGCAGAGGACTTTAACTCTGGGGATACTGTAAAAACTCCAAATCCTAACGGCAACTTTATTAGATCGATGGGTTCTGCCGACCCGTCGATAAGAACAATGGGAAGCACTCAGAGCTCGCAAAACTTGTCGCACGCTCACACTTTCAGGACGTTTAGCTCAGGAACAGACAGCGCTGGAGTCGGCGGATCAGCGGGGGGCACTACAACCACGTCGTCAAGCGGCGGTAGCGAGGCGCGCCCGATCAATATGGCGTTTCCATACATAATAAAGGTGTAACAATGGCAATACCAACTAGAATAAACGGCGAAATTATCTACGCAGCTCACATGAACACGATGCGCGACGATATAGTGGCCCTAGAGACTAATCCAATAACAACCACTGGCGACTACGTAGCAGAGAACACCTATCGACTGATAGTGTGCGACCCTGCTTCTAATGCAATTGAGGTCACACTCCCAGATGCTACCGTAAACGAGAAGAAAAACTACATTGTTAAAACTCTCGAAACTGGTGCCTCTTATGACCTTACTTTTCCCGTTACGATAACAAGCGTTAGCGGGATAGACGGGGATGCAGCCATAACGGTAAACGAAAACAAGCAATCATTTAGATTTATATCAACAGGAACAACATGGGTGATCGTATAATGAGACAACTACTTCTATTACTTATTTTATCGCTAATCTCATTCGAGGTATTTGGGGCGTACTCAAAAGATACCTGGAAAAATACAGACAACTATACCGAGCTTGTTAGATCTGGTGCCCCAGTTAAAATTGATGGCGGGTGCTTTAGATACGACTCAGGTAAAATGCAATCATCAAACGACTGTATTCTATACGAGAATATTGGTTCAGTTAATGCCCTGAATGACATTGCAGACGTTGACGTAACAGGTGCGACAGACGGGCAGGCTTTAGTCTATGACTTTGGCACAGCTACATGGATAGCGGGGACCATTGATGCACTACCAGCACAAGCAAGCCAAGAGCATAAGATTCTCAGAACAGACGGGACAACCGCGAGCTGGTCGGAGGAGCTACTTGCATGGCAACCGTCAACGCTATACCGAACCGGTGACGTGGTAACTGAGTCCAACTCTATTTATAAGTGCGTAACACCTAACTCTGACGCAACATTTACACCGTCTAACTGGCAATCTCTAGGTGGCGGAACGCTCCCGACTGACTTAGTTAATACTGATGAGACAACAATCCTCGATAACTTTCTAGTAGCGTGGGATTCTGTAGCTAAGAAGATCAAGAAAGCTGGAAACTCTATACTTGATGGCGTACTTAAAGCGGCGGGGTTTGTAGGTCCATATACAGAAAGAGCAAACTTTGCAGTACAGCAAGGCGACGCATACAACTCAACAGACTCGACGCTAGCTGGAACTAGTAAGGTCGCAACATCGGGAAGCGGCAAGCTAATACTAGCAACATACACACCAGATGGGACTAACTTTGGCTCACTGATCGCTTTTGATAGCGTATCTGACCCAGAGATCAAGAAGGGCGCATGGTACGGAGCCAAGTTCAACTATGGCATTAGCGGAGATACAGATGGGCTATACAGCGTAAATGTATATGACAATGGTGTAGCTATTGGCAACGCTGTTATCTTGGACGCTACTGACGATCAGAACGCTCCGGCTAAAGTCACATTCACAATGCCAAGTTCTCCTACTAAGCTACAGCTAATTGCTACTGACCTATCGGCAACTACCGAGGCACTTACTATTACAAGTATCCAGTGGACAAGTGACCCATTGGTGACGATGGATATTAGGCAAGAGGATGTTTTAGTTGAAGCCGCTGGTAATGCTGGACAGACGGTAGGGGCTGGCGCTGGAATACCCTTCATACTGTCTTCAGAGTCAGACACTGGCTCTTGGGACGGAATAAACTTTACGGCCACCACAGATGGTAGATATTTAGTTTCAGGAGCAACTTTTTGGAATGGTCCGACCGTTACTGGAATAGTCTTATACAAGGGCATAACCGCTATTAAGTACATTGGACTTGGGGCAAGTTCTACAGTAGTTCCTTTTTCTGGGGCAATTGACCTAATTGCTGGTGAGTCTATTGCGGTAGTAACTGACTCCGGCGGGACATTGGTAAATGCACCGACAATACATACACTTTCAATCACAGCAATTGCAACAGGTTCATCTAAGGGGTATGTGCAAGGGGCAGATATTCCACTAGAGAATTATACATGGCCTAGTTATGATGAATCTGAGGTTACGGTCACTGGCACTAGCTCATGGGCACCTGTGAAAGTTTCACTTACGCCAGAACGAGATAGTGCTGGCAATATGTTTATTAGTGGCTCTATTAACGGCACGTCCTCTGCTGTCACTGGGATTACGGTAACTATACCAAGTGTAACAACATGGAGCGTGAAGAATCCGGTGTTGCTATCTGTAAATGCAGGCTCGCCAAATGACGCCAGATTCACCGAGGGAACAGGACAGATTGTTACGTCCTCCACAGGGGGGTCGCCTACAGAGTGGAGGCTTGAGTTTTCAAGGACTCCTATAACTTCATGGCCAACATGGGCAACTAAGAAGAACAGCTTTACTGGAACTATCGTAGTGCAGCCAGCAATTCCAGGAACGCCTGCAACATCATCGGATAGCTGTATGGTTGGTGAGATTAAAGTGGATGCGTCTTATATCTACGTTTGCAGAGCGACAGATACCTGGGTAAGAAGTAGTGCCGCAACATGGTAGTTAGATTTATAAACTGGATAAAAAGCTTATTCGCTCCATCTTTAGAGGGGGCTAAGGCTCCACTAACAAAAACGCCTGTTAATGTTAGTAGATCAATCGATAAGATCATTATCCACTGCACAGCTTCAGATGTAGATAAGCATGGGCGCAATATGCAGTACTATCTGTATAAGTGGCACGTAGAGGAAAGAGGGTTTAGCGATATTGGCTATCACTTCGGAATCGATCTTGATGGGCAATTGCTTGCTTTTCGCCCTATAGGAAAAATCGGAGCACATTGCTTCGGTCATAACGCTGGGTCAATAGGAATAGCTGTTCATGGGAAAGATAAGTTCTACCAGTGGCAATTCGATGAGCTTAAGTCACTGGTGAATAAACTGTGCAAAGAGTATGGGCTAACATTAGACGATGTTTACCCTCACAGTGCATTTAGCGACAAAGCTTGCCCTAATTTTGATATAAAAGAAGTTTTGTAATTTTTACAATGTAAACTTTACTTAGAGGGCAATTGATACTATATTCATATTGTTCTTACTCGAGAACGCGCCTGATCCCCTTCGGGCAATAGAAGCCTTCGTATTTAACTGTACGAGGGCTTTTTTTTGACTCATCTTCCAATATCTGCAATAATTTTACCTAACCAACCGGAGGTAAGAAATGGAAGTAGTAAACCAAGACGTTTCAAAAGAGTTAGCTTTTAATATTAAATTTGAAGATGGTAAGGCCATTGTTGAAGTAGGGTACGAAGGAAAAGGCGGCGGCGTGACTGTTATCGGTACACTAAACGCTGAGTATTTCCTCGATCTACTGGCAGATGCGATCCCAGGGCAACTTGATAATGCAGTAATCTTCGCGCTTAAAGCGGCGATTTAATAATAACAAAATTAGTTATTAGGTTTCACATGGGGCTTCGGCCCCTTTTCTTTTAGGGGGAGCATGGACGCAGACACAATAAACGACTCACTAGAAAACATATCTAGCGCTACAAGCGATCAAGTAAGTAAGTTCCTAACAAATTACGTTTTAACGACTCTGCTAATCCCTGCTACTGGCTTTTGGTATATGCTAATAAAACCACTAGTTGGCAAGGTGGTTGATATCGTCGTGTCTAAACTGTTCCAAGAAACCACTCTGGGGATACAAAAGCAGGTGGACATAATTGAGGGATCGTTAATAATAAAAGAAGTAAATCAAGCTGTGGAGAATCAAGATGAAGATGCTTATGTTGATGCTATTGGCAAGTATTAGCCTATTAGGCTGTAACGAGCCGCCAGTGCTAAAAGAGACGTGTGTTCCTAGCTCTGTATTTGGCAAGGCGTACTGTAATGACTATTCGCTCAAGAGCATGGAGTGGGTAAATCGAGATTTTACTGTAAAGCCTATAAGCGCAGTTGACGACGCTATTTGTATCAGCAAAGAGGCATTTTTAAAAGAGCTTAAGCCGTGGATGAAGGACCAGGATCGCCGCAAAAGAAAGAAAAAGCGCATTCGAGTAGATGATTATATGTGGATTAGAAACGCCTACGAGCTATAAACAGTTGAATGTTTGCTAGATTGCATTTATGCTTAATTATGGACTCTAAGAAAGCTAATATATTCGATAAAGTAATTCCCTCCCTCTTAACAGCATTTATAATTGGTGCCGTTGGGCTACTCGTAACTGGCGCATCTGCTGACTTTGCCAAAGCTGACAAGGTAAGTGACCTTGAAAAAAGAATTATCATTGTAGAAGAAGGCCAGAAGAATACACGCGAGGACTTGGCAGAAATCAAGGAAACTACTCGCAGCATAGCTAAATATTTACTTGAGAAGAAGAAGTAATTCGTCTTTATCGTTGCGCAAATATGCCTTGATTATCTCGATAGCTTTAGGCCCACCCCTTACGCACACCCCAAGATTCCCATACTTATTTAAATCACTGAGCCAAATCTTTTGCTCGGGGGACAAGCGCCCGCCGGATTCTCTTTTAAGTTCAATATTTAACGACGAATAGCCACACCTTGCCACTTGAAGCAGAATATCACATGAGCCTTTCTTGTATCCAGCTCTAAGCAGCTTTCTCCATGTTCCTATAGACAGTTTAACGCCTGCTATACGAGCGCTTAAAAGCTTTAACTCTGGCATTATCTTAGTCTGCATCTCTGCCCATTGGAAGATTTGGCATTGAGATTCGTGCTCTGTTGGTTCAGCCATTCAATCTCCTATGTAGCTCATCGATATACTGCTGCGAAACAAAATTCGAGCATTGTTGAGGGTCATATATCCACGCAGCTTCAATCATTTCATCATACTTAGAATAATGACGGTCACAGCTTTCTATAAAATCGCAATTTGTTTCAATGCATAGAGTTTCTATATTGACCTCAAGTGAAAAGGGAGCGCTATATTCTAACACTCCCCGATATGCTTAATCAATAACGCTCTAAGTGCCTGAAATCAGAAGGGGATATCCTCTGATGTGAAAGAGGCCTCGTGATAAATCTGTGGCTTTGCTTCGCCTTGCTCTTTAAAATCTACTATCTGAACGTTGTTCACAATCAAATCTGCAGTATTAACCTTTGTGCCGTCCTGTTTAGAAAATTCGCCAAATTCCATGCGACCAGTTACAAGAATTCTCCCGCCCTTGCAGGTATATTCTTCCAGCACCTCGGCCTGGCGGTTGAATGCCGTGCATCTGTACCAAGTGGTCTTAGATTCCCCCTTAAATCTTTCTGACACGGCCAATGAGAACTTGCCAACTTTTGCGCCTGAGCTTGTTGCCTTAACTTCAATTGCTTGTCCGATTCTACCTAATACTGTTGTCTGATGATACATTTCTACTTCCTTTGTTGCGCCTTTCGGCTTATTGATTATCCAGTGACCCATTATTTACTGGCCACCATAAATTTCTGCTCAATCTCTGTTAAGCTTGCCTTGCCGCTTAGTCTTTTTCTGAGCTCTGTTACCATTTGTGGGCCTAGCTGCTTAATAGTCTTGCCTTTAAGCTTCTCACCCCATTCAGCAGGGCACTTAAACGGCTCTTCGCCAACAGGAGCCTGTGCGTCTGCATCTTTTGTGTCGTCGATTGCGAACATACCGTTGAGCATATACTTGCGAGAATAGCTACTACAGCTGCCTGTCAACTGAGCATCGTCCATGCCTTTCTTGGTGGCAGTTTCTCTTGCGTATGCAGAAACTTCGATTGTTTCCTTTCCGTCTGATAGCTTACCGGTAGCCTTTACGTAATAACGCTCTCCAATCATCTCGATTGAATCACTAATTACTAGCGACAACTCTCCCAGCAGAGGCTTAACGGCCTCAACAATATCCTCACAGGAGCGATAATTATAGTTGCCAAAGTTGTTCCTCTGGTTTTTAGGTGCTTTTAGTTGCTGCTGGATCTCAGCCAGTCTTTTGTGGATACTCATTTATTCCCCTTATTCGTCTGCGTTTACAATAATTTGATCTAAAATATCTATAAGCTCTGCTTTGTCCAGCATCTCAAACTAAGCTCTTAGTGCTTTTTCTCTTTCACAAGGGCTTTGCTCATTTGAGACATAAAAATCACCCTTGTCATGATCAATGCTACCGCCGTAGTAGCCAATGCTCAATATGTACTCTTTGCCGAGAGATTTAAACTTAGAATATCCGCACATTTTTTACCACCCTGTGTCTATGTTCATAATTTCAGATATTCTTACAAGCTCATCGTATATCATGGCCAGATCATCATATTTATACATCTGCATAATATCAGACTTGCCCGCTCTATCTACGGCTTGCATTACGTTGTTATTAGACACACCGCCAAACATGGCAGCAACAGCTATTAGATCAGCTTCGCTCTCTATGCGTATTGAAACAGAGAATGGCTCAAAGCACTTGTGCGGAACAGTTGAATCGACTTTCATTTTTACTTCCCCTTTGTTGAATAGGCACTATAGGCCTTTAGTCTTGGTCTGTAAATATGTGTGTATTATTTACTCTGCTATTTATACGGCCTAACTTTATGTAATGGACACGTTTCAACAGTACAAAGCCGCACTTCTTCCTTTTGAAGGCAGCAGCAATCTAAGCACTTCAATTTTACGGCGCTGGCAAGCGACTTCTTGCCGTAGAAATGACGGCCAAACGCTAAACGCATACCTAAGGGTAGGTTGAGAATAAAATTTCTGTACGGTGCCTCTGGAGCGGTGTACGAGGCTAATTCTGCTTCCTGGTCTTTTTTGATTTCTTCTGGCGGTCTCTTATTCTTTACTGCTTTCATTTTTTCAACTCCTGTTTAATATACTCATTCGTTCTACGGGCCAACTCTCTCTTTGCAATCGCATCTTGCTTGTTAGCTCCGACACAATCACATAAAAGCTGATTTAGTTCTTGATCTTCTTCTGTGAAGTAATCCTTTTCGACGATTATTTCTCTGCAATATGGACAAATCATAAGCCAATCTCCTTCAACTCTTCTGCTGTTAGCTCAGTATCGCCAATGTCTTTTGACTTGCTTGCTAGTATTTCCAGGTAAACCGCCTTGGCTTGATTTTCATTCTCGAATACCCATTGCGTCCACCCGTCACTGGTATAAAAGCAGATTCTCAACCCGCCCCAATCGAACCTTCTAACTAGGTCAAGATTCGTTGGCACTTGCCCCTTAACGTGTATAAAATCACTCATCTATTCACCTCAATGTATCCAAGTTTTAAAAATGTCTCTTTTGCTCTTTGAGCATCACATTCAGAGTTATATCTAAGACAATAGTCGGTTCCGTTGTCGCATCTTGCAATTAACTCATTGCCGTAAACCTCAAGACTTTCAATTTCTTGTGTCTTGCGTGGAGTTCTCTTCGCCTTTCCCCCGAAGTGAATAAAGCAATTTTTAAGCGCCTCAGTGTAATCGGACCCAGCTTGTACTCTTTGCATGAGCATATCAATCACTCTTGCATCAATCGCTGACATTTGGCCCTTACAGTGCGCTACCGATCTAAGTGCGTCTTTTACTGGAAGCTTACACTCAATTGCCAGCAATAGATTGTGTGTAAAAGTTACATACTCATCCGTTAGTTCGTATTTGCTTGCAAGCTCAACCGCAGATAGCTTGCTTTCAAACTCTTTGTTTATTTCCATGTTTTCCCCTTTTCAGCAATATACTACAATCTGTCATAATTTTGACGTAGTGTGTAATTATTTTAGTATATTTCTTTGTCCGTAGTTTTCCTTCATTGTTTCAAAATCTATGGGCCAATCTTGAATATAAGAATTTGCTTTAGGGCTGTACTCAAGCGCAAAGAATTTACCTTCGATCTGCTGGCTTCTATGCTTCTCGATATTGATAAAGTTAAAATAACTCTCCCCAATAGAAAGCTTCTGAAACACGTAGAGAAACTCAATGAAATTTATAACGCCTTTAGAGCCTCTAATATCGTTTCCGCTCAGTAGGCCCTGATTATAAATATTAATATCGCCTTTTGTGTGTGCAACAAACAGAATCGGGATATTAGTCTCGGCCGCGTACTTTTTCATTTCTCTGATTACTGAGTTTTGAACACTAGGTTTAAGATCAGCGTAAGCTGCTGAGGTGGTGATATTATCAAAAATAACAATATCAGGATTACATTCTGCTACGTGTGCCTTGAGTGCGTTTACTATTCCCATGCCCTCTGAGTTTATGCATAGGGGAGACTCAAGCTCTGACACAACTGTTATATTTTTGATTAAGCTGTTGGATATTCCCTTGTTGGCGATATGCTTTCTAAACGTCTTCTCAGTTTCTTCTGATAGCCAGTAGAGGATTTTAACGTCTTTGGCCATATCGAAAATAATAGACTTCATAAGCGTTGTCTTGCCAGATCCCGATGTACTAAGCAGCATATGAAGCTCGCCAGGTCTAAACCCATTGTGGGTCATGAGAAATTTAAACTTGCTTTTAAAGTAAACAGTCTCGTCCTCTTCGATCAGCTTTAAGCGATCAAACTCACTAATTTCCAGCATAAAATTTCTCCTCGGCTTCCTCTAACGATAAAACACCCGCAGGCTTTTTAAATATCTCTTTGAAAATTTCCTCTTGGGTTTTGGGCCTTTCAATATCAGCGAAGTCCTCCCATTCTCCCGCGAAGGTAGAGAAGTGCTTTATAAATCTCGGCTCTTTGTTTTCAGCTTTGCACATGGCGGCATAGTTTTCTATTGCTCGTGTAAGTTTTTTATACTGCTCAAGCGATGTGATATCTTTTTGAAGCTTTGCAATGCCTTTAGATTTCCCTTTTTTCAGAGGGTAGAGCTCATAGGCAGATTCAAGATCAAAAGCAGGAGCAGGGGAAACTTTAACAACAGACTCAACCTCTTTCCTTTTCTTTACTTTACTTTTCTTTACTTTAGGAGCAACTTCTGAAATTTTGGCTGTGTACTTCCCTAAATATTTCGCCGTATTAGGCATATCGAACTCTATAAAATGTCCCGAGAAAGTCGCGACAAAGACGCCACTTTGTTCCAACTTTGTTATGACTTTGTTGCAACTCTTTGACTGCTTTCTCCAAAGACTTCTGACACTTTGTTGGTGAATTCTTATCGGATTAACCACTTCGTCCTGACATTGTCGGTACAATAATTCCAACAATGAGAAGTAATATCCGTACCCCTCAAAGCCAAGATCATCGATAATTGCCTGTATCTTTTCATCGTCTGTCGCAAAAAGAGAGTGCCTAAAATAGAGCTTTTTACCACTGGCCATTACTCCACCTCTTTGCGCTCAATTATTATTTCGGCCTCGTCATTATGGGGGTCATAACATACATGAATGAGATCGGATTCAGTTAGACGAAGAGCAGTCTCCAACTCAAACCTGGTAAAAGTTAGATTTTCAGTTTTAATTGTTATCATAGAACCTCCTATCGGTTGACATAGAGGTAGGATTATTCTAAATTAACCCTACCTATAAAATTGAATCCCCACTATAGAGCAGGCTTAAAAACTTGTAAAGTAGTGGGGTTTTTATTTGTAATGTTTATAATTCAAGACAAGTGTAAATTTTACACAAAAAAAAGAGGGCCTCAGCCCCCTAAATCAAATCTTTAAACCGCTCTATTAGCTCCTCAATCTCTTCTATTTTCTGCTCAAATATAGCGATCGATCGCTTGTCGTCTTTACAGCACATCTTTACCAGGTGCTTGTAGTCCTCTAGCCTCTTATCAAGACCGCATTGGATCATAACAGATTCGTTTATATTAAGACTAATATCGTACCTTCTCAGGTATCTTACTTTATCTTCCACCGTGTACCTCCTTGAGCCTAGCAGCAAAAAACTGATTACCGTCAAAGCTTGACTTGCCACCAAATTCAAAGGTTTTGCCGACCATTTTGAGCCTGTCTATTGGCATAATTTCACTGATGCCTGTAATTTTTACACATATCAGCCCTTTTTCATCTAAACATAAAAACTCTTCGTTAAAATCACAGTACTTTTTAACCTCGACAATTATCGTTTCCATATGCCCCCCTATTTTTTCCATACGTCACAATCATCAACTAGAACAAAAGTCTTTGTCTCGCCATTGTCCATTTTAACCGTAACAGTAGCAGAGTGATGAGCAACAGCAAGTTCGAGTATTTCAAGCCCAAGCCGAAAAATAGCACTCTTTGAAAGATCGTTGTCTTTGATAAATAGTTCTTCCTCTTCTGATATCCTAGCGTGGACCCGCTTAGTTTTATTCATGTTGCCCCCTTCGTGCTTTTTCAACCTTCTCTACATTTGAAGGCCCTTTATTATTAATGCGCTCATTGCACTCTTTAACTGACATATCAGCAGAACAATACATAGATTCGTATTTATTGCTCTCATAGTGCCCCTCTGATATTCCCCACTGGTGTGAGCCAATTATTAGAGTGGTTGCTATCGCGATTATTAGTCCCATGATTCCCCCTTGTTGATATACCTAATTCTATCATGTACGCACAGCTTTGTACACACAAGATTTCTTAAGATTGGCTAAGTGTGTAAAAACGCTATGGGAATATTTTACAATGCTCTTTTAAATGCGTGACTGATGTAGTAAATTGATCGAAATTCAAACAAGGGGAATAAGATGGAAATGACAATTAAGGCAGATGCTCGCGTGGAAGAGCTGGCGGAACTATTGGCGAAAACGAGCGATAAAGAGCAAGGGCACTTTATCGACAGCTTTGTGACCGCACTCAAGAAAACGTGTGAATCAGACTACCGTTTCGGAACGCAGATGGCCGCCATTCACGAGAAGCTAGGCAGCTTTGCCAAAGAGCAAATAGCTTCATACTGGGGCGAGCAATGAGCCTAATTAGAACAATGAAAACAAAAGAATACATTGGAGGGGAATAAATGAATACACACAAATTAACCAACAAAAATGGCGAGTCTATCGAGTTTGATAGTGCTAAGTATCCTGAGTTTATGAGGAAGTATGATAGTGGAGACAAAACCTGCGCTAATACAATAACACCCTATCTAAGCTGCTACAAGTGTCCTGCTCGCGAGACTGTGTGCGATGGCGAGGAAGTAGACAGATTCTCACTTCTAAAGGTTGAGCCACTAGAAGAGACTTTCACGCTATTAGATTTGACTGAGGGCGAGGAGTATGAGCTAGTGGAAGATGAGCCCTATGGGAGATATAAGGTAGTTGACGATGATTTGTGGGTGCTATATCCGCTTAAGCCTAGATACCAAAAATGCACTAGGGTACTAGGCTTTAAAGTTTGCACTTTTCGCAAGATCAAGAAAGAGCTTAAATTTGCTGACTTGAGTATTGGCGATATTGTTACCCCTAGCTCTTGTGGCGAACAGTGGAAGGTTGTTGATCTTAGAGAAAATTGCAGCAGGGCAATTGTATATTATGCAGAGCAGATTATTAGTCTTGGAGAAGACCAAATTAAAAACTGGAAAAAGGTAGAGGGGTAGAGCGATGGACATTATTGGGGAATTTTTTGCAGGCGTTGGGATTTTTCTAATCATACTCTTCGCCTTTTTGGGCGGCTGTTTTCTGCTGGAAGTCGAATGGGTTATGCCGTCAACTTTTGAGGCTGGGGTGGTGAGAGTTGACGAAGATCGGACATATCTGTGTAGGCCAGATGATAGAACGAAAAAGATAGCAGAGGTCAAAAGAAAACTAGAGGAGCTTAAATAATGGCAATCACAATAGAAGAACTAAAGCCAGTTGGGCACGGCACTAGACATGGTTATTCCGGTAGGAAGAGGCGGCCAGAGTATAGTGTGTGGTCAGAGATGAAACAACGGTGCCAAAATAAAAATAACAGTGGGTATTATAAGTATGGGGCTCGAGGGATAAAAGTCTGCGATAGATGGCAGAGATTCGATAATTTTATTGAAGACATGGGCGACAGGCCATCTGATTACCACTCTCTAGAGAGGATAGATAATAACAAGGGCTACAGCCCTGATAATTGCCGATGGGCAACAGTAAAAGAGCAGGCAAACAATAGAAGGAATTGCAGGCTGCTAAGCGCCTATGGTGTGACTCTAAATATTACACAGTGGGCTGAGGTGTTAGAGGTTCCAAAAAGCAGATTGGCGGCTAGATTTTACAAGGGGATGAGTGACCACGATATTCTATTTAAAGAATCTCGCTATCAAGAAAAGCTGTCCCGCAAGAGTAAAGATATTAAGCATCTTGAGGCGAAGCTAGAGATAGCGGTTAAGGGGATGGAGTTTGCAGTTCACACTTTGGACGGCGTAGGAATGAGAAAGCTTGCTTCTAGCAAATTGAAACAGACACTAGCAGAAATAAGAGCTGAGAAATGAGAGGGAGCGTACGAATACGAGGTGGAGAGCTATGAATAAACCAGATCAAACTATTAACGACTA